GCGCTACGCCATTGCCGATCTTGCTGCGCTGGTGAAGGTCGGCGCGCTGACGCCGGATGCGGAACTCGAGTCCTACCTGCGGGCCGAAGGCGACTTGCCAGAGCTGGACGACGAAGCGGACGAGGAACCGGACGACGAAACCGACGAGACCAAGGTGACGCCGATCCGCAAGACCGCGCGAGCCAAGACCGAGCTGACGCCGAAGAACGCCATGACGGTGGGTGGGCGAACGCTTCGCCGCAATCCGTTACCCCATGAAGTCACAGCCTCTGTCGACTGGGCGGGCATGGAGAAGGCGTGGACGGACCAGCAGGCCTCACTCGTCGAGCAATGGAAGACCGACGTAAAAGCAGCACAGATCGACGCGCTGGTGCAGGCGATTACCGAGGCGGAACACCTGACCCACCTCGCCGCGCTGGATGCCCCGATCCTCGGTGAACAGCTCATGGCCGACGCCATGTTCGCTCTGGCCGAAGAAGCAGGAGCAGCGGCGGTCGCAGAAGCAGCGGCTCAGGGCGTCGAGCTGAATCCGTTTGACTCCGAGCTGATCGCCGACGAACTGGCCGTTCGTGCTGACGCGCAGGCGACCGTCATGGCGGGCTCAATAGGTCAAGCTGCATCGCAGAAGGCCATTGCTCTGGCTGGTTCGGTGCTGAGCTACGAGGAAGTGGCGGGTCTGGTGCGCGAGCACTTGGAAGGTCTCAGCGACTCGTACTTGCAAGATCAGCTCGGTGGCGTGCTCATGCAAGCGCAGAACTCGGCGCGACGAACCGTGTTCGGTGATGCGCCCGAGGGCGGGCAAACAATCAGCTCAGAGCTGCTTGATGGCGCCACCTGTCTGGAATGCAAATCCATCGACGGTCATGAGTTTGAGTCGATGGAGGACGCGACTGCCGCGTATCCAAGCGGCGGCTACAAGGACTGCCTTGGCGGTTATCGCTGTCGGGGAACCCTCGTCTGGATCGCTCCTACTGAAACCCCGGCATCGGCATGACGATCGCCTACCGTTCGCGCAGTCATTTGAGCAGGAGTTGATCAGTTGAAGGATCCCCGTAAGCGCATCAAGCCAGCTCTGCACGGCGACAAGCGCCAGTGGTACCGGATCGAGAACAAGAAAGAAGACCGCGTGGTCATCGATCTATTCGACGAGATCGGTTATGACCCGTGGTGGGACGTCGGTATTTCGACGACCGACTTCGTAAAAGAGCTTCGGGCTATCAAGGCGTCGACGATCGAGTTGCACATCAACTCGCCGGGCGGCGCAGCGTTCGATGGCGTGACGATCTACAACGCCCTGCGCGATCACGATGCGCGTATCGAAGTCGTCGTTGACGGCCTGGCGGCATCTGCTGCGTCCATCGTCGCGATGGCGGGCGAGAAGATCACGATGAACCGTGCGTCAGAAGTCATGGTCCATGACGCGAGCACGATCGTGTGGGGAAATGCGGCCGAGCTCGAGGAAGTGGCGGAGCTGCTCAACAAGTTGTCGTCGGATATCGCTGCCATCTACGCCGATCACGCTGGCGGAACGGTGGCGGAGTGGCGCGAGATCATGCGCGGCGAAGCGTGGTTCTCCGCACAGGAAGCGGTCGACGCTGGCCTTGCCGACGACATCGTCGAGCTGAAAGAAGACGCCGAAGAGGCGAAGAACCGGTTCGACTTGTCGATCTATGCCCACTCCGGTCGCGCCCACTCCCCTGCACCGAACCTGCGTGCCACCAACAGCGGATTACGCCGCGATAGCGTTCCGGCGAACGAGGGCGCAAGGCCGGAGGACGGAATGACCCCAGAACAGTTGGAAAAGATCGGCCTCCCCGCAGATGCGACCGAAGAGCAGATCAACGAGAAGCTCGAAGAACTCGCATCCGCAGCATCCTCGGGTAAGGCTGCTGGCGACAAAGGTGAGTCCGAAGCCGGTGACGGTGAGGGAACCGGTGACGGTGAGTCCGGCGACGGAACGCAGACCGGTGACCCCGGTACTGGCACCGAGACCCCTCAGCCGCAGAACTTCACTCCGCCTCCGGGCACGGTGCTCGTCGATAAGGCGGCGCATGAGGCGACAAACCAACGCCTCGCCACTGTCGAGAACCAACTTGCCGAGCAGCGCAAGAAGGACGCCGCAGCACACTGCAAGGCCACGCTCGACAGTGCACAGAGCCAGGGCAAGTTCCGAGCTTCCGACCGCGCTCACTACGAAGGTATGTGGGCAATCGACGCTGCCGGAACCGAGAAGCTGATCACCGCACTCGCTCCCAACACGGTTCCCGTCGAGGAGATCGGCCATGGTGGCGGCGCAGACATCGAGAACAAGGCAGACGACGCATACCCGGCCGAGTGGGCCGGAATGCTCCGCACGGAGGTCAAGGCCTGATGGCGAACGAAGTCACTCCCCTGTATCGAGGCGGTCACCCTGACCTCACCGGTCACACGACCGCAGCGGTTACTGGTGGCCGATTCGTGGCCATCTCGGGCAACATTCAGTCCGGTCCCGGGCTCGTCACTGACGCCAACGGCGGCAACCTGCAAGTCGCTCATGCGGCAGCGGGCACCGCGGCGATCGGCGTCGCCGCCTACGACGCTGGCAGCGGCAAGAAAGTCGCCGTCATGCAACCAGGCAACGTCGTTCCGATGATCGCCGATGGCGCCATCACCGCCGGCGGAGCCGTCGAGGTCGGGGCGACAGGAAAGCCGAAGGCCATCGCCTCCGGCGTCCAAGTCGGCCGAGCAGTAACCACAGCGGCAGACACCGCAATCGTTTACGTCCGGATCGGTTAGGAGCCGTCTGTGCCTGATGCACCCACCACGTACCCGCTCGACCCCGCGAGCGTTTCGGGCAACACGATCAGCGCGGACACGCTGGTCAACAGCCCGACCCGAGTCAATCGGTTCCTGACCGACTACCTCAACGTCAACCGTCGTCGCTTCCTGCTCGACGTGATCTTCGACAACGGCGGCGGCATGACCGGCGGCGGCATCATCTTCGAGCAGCAGGGTCTCAACGACTTCTACGCCACTCGGGACGTCCAGCAGGTCGCACCAGGTGCAGCGTTCCCGCTGGTCACCTTCGCTCGCCAGGCTCTCGGCTTCGCCAGCCCCAAGAAGTGGGGTGGCGAGTACGAGGTCACCTACGAGGCCCGTGACCGCAACGACATCCGTCAGCTCGGACGCAACAACGTGCAGCTGGCAAACACCATCATTCGCAAGCTCAACATCGTCGCTCTGGCAGAGATGGAAACGGCGATTGCGAGCCTGAGCGGCGCTGGCGTCATCACCGGCCACAACTGGACGACGGCGGTACCGAACGGCTCAAGCCCGACCGCACCGGCCCTGACTCCGATCGCTGACATCGCTCAGGTGATCGAGACGAACGAGCTCCGCGAACTGGGCATCGTCTACGACACTTTGGTCATCTCGCCTCAGGACATGACGATCCTCGACCTGTTCTACGGCGAGCGCCTCGAGGCCATCCTGAAGCGGTACGGATTCGACACCCTGTTCGTCTCCGCCCAGGTGACCGCAGGCACGGTCTACGCCGTGGCGGGTCGCGGCCAGGTCGGTCAGTACCGGGTCGAGCAGCCGCTTCAGACCGTGTCGGTCGAGGACAAGCTGCTGGAGAAGTTCACGGTGAAGGCCTCGGTTCGCCCGGCCATCTTCGTGGACAACCCTTACGCGATCTTGAAGATCACCGGAGTACGTGGCTGATGGCGGAGCGGCAGATCGCTTTTGCCTCGACGTGGTTCAACCGCGGTGAGGAACACGTCACGGCGCACCGGGGTGAGGTGCTTGACATCCCCGACAACGAAATCGAGCGTCTGGAGACGCTCGGCGCTTTGGTTCCCGAAGGCGGGGAGCTGGAGCGCCCGGGCAAACTCCTGGAGCTGCTGGCGAACGCCAGTGAAGAGCAGATCCGCAACTACATCGAGTCGGGTCGTACTGAGGAAATCCTCGAACAAGTCGACGAGTACCCGATCGCCCTCATCGAGCGGATACTGATCGCTGAGCGCGCTGGGCAGGCCCGTGAGGCACTCGTCACCGCCCTCGATGCGAAGGTCCGCGGGGTCAACGAGCTGACGGAGCCGGTCACAGTTCCCGACGTCATGCGACCGATCTCGGCAACGCCGGAGCCCACTGCGACCACAACGGTCGAGAATGGTGCCGGCGCCGGTCCGACCGGCGAGGAAGACCTCGTGGAGTTCGTGGCGACCAACACCATCGACGTTGTGCTCGAGCGAGCCGGCGATGACGCGGCCACTGCTGCAGCTCTCCGTGAGGCAGAACTGTCCCGCGGTGACAAGGCTCGCAAGACGCTGATCACCGATCTGGAGAAGA